ATTCAATGGACCCTAAAGCAACTCATTGCGTCTGGCTCATTCCGTCGATTCAATGCGCTGAATGCCTGAGCATGATGCAAGTGATTCGCTCTCGACCCGAAGTTCATGCTTGGTGTGCTCGCTGCGAGATTACGTCAAGCTTCCACTCGCTCCAGCTGCCGTGCGAGATAATTGAATCTGCAGACAAATCAACTCGTATGATAATAAAACAAATGCCTAAAGGTCTCGCCCTGGGTTCTAAGGAAAAGCCAGAAAAGCGCGAAGGAAATGTCTTGGCTGTCTTCCAGCGATTAGGCAGCACACATGCCATGGCGCAGTGGGCCAAGGACAATCAGACGAGTCTACAAAATGTACGCCCGGCTGATCCCGCAGCAGATCGACATGGAGGTGAGAAACTAAACCCTGCGATGTGAGTGCCGAGCCGCTGCCGGCGAAGGAATGGGATGAGCGCTACAGCTCAGACCGTCCAAACTGAATATAGCTGGCAGCCCCAGCTCGGTCCCCAGAAAGCGCTGATTGACTGTCCTATCCCGAAATCTGTTCGGGGGCCGCCGCGGTGGTGGCAAAGACGGATGGCATTCTCGGCAAGTACGCGATCAAGGAAAAGCGCTGGGTCAGGCTTCAATGCCGTCTTCTTCCGCAAGGAGATGCCGCAACAGGACGATCTGATAGAGCGTGCCAAAGAGATCTACCTGTCCACTGGAGCTCGATGGAGGACCAAAAGAAGCTCTTTGCCATGCCTCATGGCGGCCGCTTCGCTTCCGACCGCTCGAGAGCGTGACCGATGCCGAGAGTATCAAGGACAGTCTCTCAGTGATGCTGCGGTCGAAGAGGCAGGCAACTATCGATGCCTGCGCCGATTGATCGGCTCTTCGGGTGTCCTACGCAGTGCTCATGGTGTACCTATCCAACTGCTTCTCAGTGCCAATCCAGGAGGTCCTGGCCATCAATGGATCAAGCAGCGTTTCATGATCCGCGCTCCGCTTGGAATGAGCGCTTGGTGGCCAGTTGCCCAACGGCAAGAGCATCACAGCGTTCTACATTCCCGTCCAGATTGGCGGACAACCGTATTCTGCTGGCTCTAAAGACCCCGGACTATGTGAACCGGCTCTTATTGGTTCGGCTCAGTGTCGAGCTGGTCCGGGCTTGGCTTGAAAGGTGATTGGGAATGTCATTGCTGGCGCTACTTTCCTGAGTCAGTATCGAGCGTCAACGGTCTGCCAGCCCTTTCCGCATCCCGGGCACTGCGGCGCGGATTCGTTATGGCTGACTGGGGAAGTGGCCGGGCCTTTCTGCGTACGTGGGCAGCTGTCACTGATGGAGAGATTGCAATCTGTTCACGTGGAACATTGGTGATTCGTATCGCGAGTGGTATGGCCTGGAACGGGACGCAATGAGGCTGTCAGATGACGGCGCAGGAAGTCGGGCATGGCGTTGAAGGAGCTTGAAGGCAAAGAATCCATTGGCCGACGAGGTCATCATCCGGCTGCATTTCTCGCGGGGATGGCGGTCCGAGCAATGCAGAGCGCATGAATTTGAATTGGTCGGCGCGCAGACAATGCCCGCTGTGGCTCGAGCCGGTGCCATGGGTTGGATGGGATGAAGTGAGGGCAGCGGTTAAGTGAAATCCAAACGGAAAATTGAGTGTCGCAGGGCTGGCAGGAAGGGCACTTCAGTACTGGCACACTGAAATCGTTTGTAATAAAACAGCGCATTCAGCCCCTTGGAAACTGATACTCTATGGGGAATGAACGTGCTGCCACTCAATGGGAAAACAGTGCGCGAGATACGCGTGCCACCGTTATAAATGCTCGCACGAAGCTGCCATTGATATCTAAACTCCAGAACATAACCCGTCTTGTACTTGGTAGTATGCAGCTGTTGTGTGAAAACTTTCCGGACGGTTATAGAAGACAAAACAGGTGGTATGATACTTGGAGAAGCCTCGTCTGGAATCAGCGCGCCCGCCGAATGGCACCAATCGAGGGCTCGAAGTTTTCAATCGTGCTGATGGCAGGCAGGCATTGGAAGCGGTTGTGCCTAAGGTCGGTGACGAGGTTGCCACTCGCTTGTGTCATCGTCCCCGTGCCCGCCAGCCACCGGGGATTGCCATCGACTCACGTATCGATGACAGCCCCGTGAAAGTAGTCGATCATCAGCACAATCGGTAAGGGAGTGATCGGTAGTGATACCCCACAATCGCTGGGGGAAAACCGCAGCGGATTCCCAAATCGTCCACAAGCGTAATGTTCGGCATTATTGCTCGCCAGGCGCTTGGTCTTCGCCCTCTTGATCAGATCATTGATCGGTCAGATTTCCGTTTCGAACCGCCGCGGTTGCATCCTTCGGCCTGTTCCCTCCAACCATGGGGCGGGAATGCAACCATATCGTAGCGCATCTGCGGGCGTGATCCTCACGTTTGTATCCCACATCCTCGGCCTTGTGAGGATCGTGCTGCAGGGCGGGGTAAGGTGCGGATAAGATGGACAGGTTACTGAAAACCTTCATCCCTGCTCATTTGACTTCAACCGCTGCCTCACTTCATCCCATCCACCCATGGCACCGGCTCGAGCCACACGGGCATTGTCTGCGCGCCGCCAATTCAAATTCATGCGCTCTGCAATGCTCGGACCGCCATCCCGCGAGAATGCAGCCGGATCGATGACCTCGTCGGCCATGGATTCTTTGCCTTCAAGCTCCTTCACGCCAGCACCGACTTCCTGCGCCGTCATCTGACAGCCCTCATTGGCGTCCCGTTCCAGCCATACCACTCGCGATAGATCACCAATGTTCCACGTGGAACAGATTGCATCTCTCCATCACTGACAGCTGCCCACAGTACGCAGAAAGGCCGGGCACTTCCCCAGTCAGCCATACGAATCCGCGCCCAGTGCTCCGGGATCGCGAAGGGCTGGCAGACGTGACGCTCGATACTGAACTCAGGAAAGTAGGCGCCAGCAATGACATTCCAATCACCTTCAAGCCAAGCCCGGACCAGCTCGACACTGCCGACCAAGTAGAGCCGGTTCACATAGTCGGGGTCTTAGCCAGCAGAATACGGTTGTCGCCAATCTTGGACGGGATGTAGACGCTGTGATGCTCTTTGCCGTTGGGCAACTGGCGCACCAAGCGCTTCATTCCAAGCGGAGCCGGATCAATGAAACGCTGCTTGATCCATTGATGGCCAGGACCTCCTGGATTGGCACTGAGAAGCGTTGGATAGGTACACCATGAGCACTGCGTAGACACCCGAAGAGCCGATCAATCGGCGCAGGCATCGGATAGTTGCCTGCCTCTTCGACCGCAGCATCACTGAGAGACTGTCCTTGATACTTCTCGGCATCGGTCACGCTCTCGAGCGGTCGGAAGCGAATGCGGCCGCCATGAGGCATGGCAAAGAGCTTCTTTTGGTCCTGCCATCGAGCTCCAGTGGACAGGTAGATCTCTTTGGCACGCTCTATCAGATCGTCCTGTTGCGGCATCTCCTTGCGGAAGAAGACGGCATTGAAGCCTGGACCCCAGCGCTTTTCTTGATCGCGTACTTGCCGAGAATGCCATCCGTCTTGCCACCACCGCGCGCGCCCCCGAACAGAATTTCGGGATAGGGACAGTCAATCAGCGCTTTCTGGGACCGAGCTGGGGCTGCCAGCTATATTCAGTTTGGACGGTCTGAGCTGTAGCGCTCATCCCATTCCTTCGCCGGCAGCGGCTCGGCACTCACATCGCAGGGTTTAGTCGTCACCTCCATGTCGATCTGCTGCGGGATCAGCCGGGCGTACATTTTGTAGAACTCGGTCTGATTGTCCTTGGCCCACTGCGCCATGGCATGTGTGCTGCCTAATCGCTGGAAGACAGCCAAGACATTTTCCTTCGCGCTTTTCTGAGCTTTTTCCCTTAGAACCCAGAGGGCGACCTTTAGGCATTTGTTTTAGTTATCATACAGTTGAATTTGTCTGCAGATTCAATTATCTCGCACGGCAGCGGAGCGAGTGGAAGCTTGACCGTAATCTCGCAGCGAGCACACCAAGCATGAACTTCGGGTCGAGAGCGAATCACTTGCATCATGCTCAGGCATTCAGCGCATTGAATCGACGGAATGAGCCAGACGCAATGAGTTGCTTAGGGTCCATTGAATG